GCGGCGGCCTGTCGTCGTGGGATCCGCCCCGAGTCGACGACGTGGTGCAGATCTATGCGCCCGGTGGTGAGCTGACGACGGGCCTGATCCTGTCGTCCATGTTCATGCACAAGGACGACGCACCGTTCGGCGATCGTGCCGAGGGCTATGTGTTTGGCGACCTGGGGGATCCCCGGGACTCTGTGTGGCGGCGCTTGTTTGGCGACGGCACCCTGATCGAATACGACAAGGGCAAGAGCCTGGTGCGGGTTGAGACCCCGGGCTCGGTCAAGGTGCACGCCTGCGGTCAGGTGATCATCAAAAGCCCGTTCATCAAGCTGGACTGCGACGCCTGCCACATCACTGGCAAGCTGCTGCTGTCCGACAAGGTGATCGGCATGGACAAGGAGCTTAAGGGCAATGCCCCGCTCGACTTCCTTGGCGACCCGATCCACCTCAACAATCAGGGCGGTGTTTTTGGCATTGCCGCCAGCCTGATCGGCACCTTTGGGCTTACCAACATCGTTGGGGCCCTGGGCAACTTCGGAAACATGGGCAACCTGTTCGGCAACCTCACGCAGGGCCTAGGTGCCCCGATGGGTCTGGACAGCTTCCTGGGGGCCAGCGGCCTGGCCAGCTTCATCCCGACCGACATCCTGGGCGCCGGCATGAGCGCCCTGGGCGTGGGCAACCTCATGGGCCCGCTGTCAAATGTGATGGGCTTTATCGAAAACCCAAACTCGCTTCTCAGCGATCCCTGGGGCATGGCCGACTTTGCACTCGACATCGCCGGTCAGTTCGGCCTCAATGTGCCGCCGCAGGTTGGCGCTGCGCTCGATGGGTTTCAGACGATCAGCGGCTGGCTCAATGGCGGCGAGATCAACGTGAACCAGCTGGTGCAGGTGGCCAGCGGCAGCGGCCTGCTGCCGAGCAACGTGGCCGGCATGGCGAGCACCGTCACCAGCCTGCTGGGCAGCGTGTCCGGGCAGGGCGGCGCACCGCAGCTGTCGGCAGCCAACCTGATGGACGGCTTGCGCTCTAACCTTGCCGCGATCACCGACGACGGCATCGTCAACGCGATCCACGACAACGTCATCGTGCCCACCTGGGAGATGCTCTATCAGGGTGAAGTGCAACCCGGCTCGATGATCGCTAGCTTCGTGGACAGCGGCGACATCAATATTGAAAGCCTGCTCAACGTCGGCACACCGCTGCAGCGCGACCCCAACGTGAACACCCAGCAACAAGACAATAGAACTCCTGATCAACAAGAGGAGAGCCCGTCAAGCGACGACTGCGAGATCAAGTTCAACCAGCCGTAACAGCAACAGGCCGGCTACGGCACAGGCGCTTTGGCGGCGGGGGCCAGACAGAACAGCCCGCCTAGAATCAAATCACACAGGGGGCCCGATAGATGAGGGGCATGAATCGGGAGGTTGGCACCTCCCTGGGTGGCTTCGATCATCTGCGGCAATCCGTGGTCGACATTCTCACCACGCCCAAGGGCACCAGGGTGATGCGCCGTGACTACGGCTCAAACCTTCCGCGCCTGGTCGATCGCCCCATCAACCAGTCTCTCCTCGCGGCGCTGCGGGCAGAGACCGTAGACGCCCTGGCGAGATGGGAACCCCGCCTACGATGCGAGAGGGTTCAGCTCAACGAGGTGGGCCAGGGCTTTGTGACCATGGACATCACCTTCACCTACCTGCCTGACGGCCGGCAGGTGACGCTCCAGGATCTGCGCATTGGAGGCTTTCTGTGACCTTCACCATCAGCAACCTCCCCGAGCCGCAGCTGATCGAGGAGCTGAACTACGAGACGATCTTCCGCCAGCTGATGGAGGACTTTCTCGATCGGCACCCCGACTACACCGCCCTGCTGGAGAGCGATCCTGCGGTGAAGCTGCTGCAGGTTTTCGCCTATCGGGAGCTGGTGCTGCGGCAACGGGTCAACGACTCTTTCAAGGCCACACTGCTGGCGTTCGCAGCTGCTGGAGACCTCGATCATCTGTCCGCCTTCTACGGCGTCAACCGCCAATCGCCTGAGACCGACACGGAGCTGCGTGAGCGCACAATCGAGCGGATCAAAGGCAGCTCAACCGCTGGCGGTGCTGCTTGGTATCGCTACCAAGCACTAAGCGCCGACAACCGCGTGCAGGACGCTCTGGCGACAAGCCCCGACGCTGGCGAGGTTCGGGTGGCGATCCTGAGCAACGAGGCCGAGACAATCAAGCTGGCCAACGTGGACCAACTGAACACCCTGGCGACCACCTACGGGGTGCCCACCAGGGTGTTGAGCCCACTTGAGCCGCTAGAGACATTCCGCGCCCGAGTGCGCACGGCAGCCCTGGGCGCTGGTGGTGATGGAACCGCAAGCCAGAACCTGTTGTCCGTCGTCGATGACTACGTGCAGGGCGACAGCGTGCGGGTGATCACCGACACGGTTGAGGTGGTGAGCGCCACGATCATCAAAGTCGATGTGGTCGCCAACGTCTGGCTGTATCCCGACCAATCCCCGATCATCCTGAACGGCCTGCAGGCGAGCATCCGCGCCGACTTCAAAGCCGCTGCTGGCCTGGGTTGGGACTTGACACCAAGCTGGCTAATCCGCAGAATCCACCTCCCGGGAGTCCAGCGCGTCGAGCTGATCTCGCCCGACGGCTGCGGTGGACCGATCGTCGCGGACAGCACCACGGCTGTGGCCCTGGGCAACATCACGATCACGTTGGCCGGCTATGACCGATGACGGCCACCGATCTCCTACCGAGTAACGCCACACAGCTGGAGCGCGATCTATCGCGCACCAGCGATGTGCTGCCGACACTCAGCTCAGCCGTCGCACGTGTTCGCCGCGCCAAGCGCGAAAACATTCCCGACGATGTGGTGCCGTGGCTCATCTATGAATACGGCCTCGGTGAAATCCTCCCATATGTGCCTGATCTACGGCAGGCGCTGGCGCAGGGAATCCAATGGCAGCGAGTGCGCGGCACTCGCAGCGCCGTCCAAATAGCCCTCGATTGGATCGGCTTCAACGCCAGCATCGAGGAGTCCGAAGCCGGCACACTGCGCTGGGCTGATTTTCAGATGGGCCTGGATCAGGCCCCGCAAAACCTGGAGTTCACGAACAACGTGATCCAGGTGTCGCGCCTGTCGGCACCAATCCGCAGTCGCCTGTTCAGGATTTACGGCGGCTACGACTACCGGCGGTTCAAGCTCGACGACCACCAGCTAAGCGAAGGGTCGTGGCTTTGCGACCACACCGGGGTCTATCTCTACCAAGACCAGGAGCTGCCGTGGCCGCAGCTGTCGTTCGGGCGTGAGTTCGAAGAGACCGTCAGCTTCACCGATGGCAACGCCATCACCAGCGCGGTCGAGCGGATTCACACCGATCAAGGCTGGTACGAGGACAAGATGATCCTCGATGTCAACCAGCTCAGCGAGCTGGTCTGGCGCGAGTTCCACATGACCGACTTGGGTGTGGTGGTCAGTCGTGGCCACCTCACCGCTGTAGGCCCCTGGTGGCAGCCGTCTACGAACTGGGCGGATCACACTTGGGACCAGGGCCTCGACTGGGCCGGCCTGGTCAACCGCATTCAGCCGGCGCTCAAGTTTGCCAAGGCTGGTGTCTACCTCAGCGATCAGTGCATTTTTGGCGAGACGAACACCGCCTTTGGCTCACGGTTCGACGCGATTGAGGGCGACGATCCGTTCCTGCTGTCGGATCCAGACTTTGCAACCGGGGAGGGTGTGCTCAGCGAGCAGATCATCCGCCCCACTTACGAGGAGTGGAACGAGCGGTTCGACCGCGATCACGAAATCACGGGCGTGGCCGCTGCCGATCAGGCCAGCAGCCTGTCGCTCAAGCGAGAACACCAACGGGTCATTGATGGGCTCGACGATCAGTTCCTGCTCAATCAGCACCTGCTCAGCGAGTGGGAACTGGTTTCTGATCTCGCTGCAATCACCCGCAATCACATGCTGGGTCGTGCGGCGACATCCGAGACGCCAGACACTTGGGAGGCAATTTCCTGGAATCAGGGCACGTGGTGGCTTGGCTCAGTTCTGTTCGTCAACAACAAGACCGACAGCAAAGCCGGCATTTATCTTTCCGAGGGGCAGCTGCTGGGGGACACGAACACCACGTTCAACGTCTCCCTGGAGATTGAAATCGGCTACGAGCCGTTCCAGCTCTCCGAGGCAGACCCCAGCGAGGTCATCACCGCTGCTGACTACGACGCCCTGGCCGAATACGGCTACCTGCAGGAGACCGGGCAGGGTGTGCTGGTGCTCAGCGAGGCCAGCCAGATCACAGGATCTGGCATCCTTTCCGAGCACATCAGCGCAGCGCAACTGGTGCTGCCGGCCAGCGAGTACCAGGCCAGCGGACTGTATCGGCTGTCGCAGCACCTGGTGGACACCGCCTGGCTGTCGATCGATCAGCGGTTCGACCGCTCGCATCCGGCAGCTGGCGTTGCGGCCGCAGACCTTGCCAGCCAGCTCACGCTCAAGCGCGAGCACCAGCGGATTTTGGACGGCCTGGACGATCAGTACCTGCTGGACCAGCACCTGCTGTCCGAGTTCGCCACCCTGGCGGATCAGGCGTGCCTTACCCGGGTCCACCAGTTCGAGGACACCGGCGCCGGGGTCCTCGCCACCAGCTGGGCCGGCATCCCTTGGGACGATGCTGTCACCTGGGAGGGGCTGCTCGGCGGCTTCCACAGCGGTGGTGTCAAGGCGCATATCTATCTGTCGGACAGCTGGCAAGACGAGCTGGGCGAGACCAACGCCGTGCTCGGCTGGTTTGCAGACGAGCGGCTCGATCGCCTGCACGTCACAACCGAGGTGCACGCCTACGCGGGCGAGACCATCAGCGAACGCCAGCACGAGCGCACCTACCAGGGCATCAGCTGGGAGCGGTTCACTTACAGCACCTGGAATGACGCAGGCAGCTGGTTCGAGCACGGTGCTGGTCAGATCTGGAACCTGGGGGCCACAAGCGACTGGACGACAGGCGACTGGGCGCAAGTGCAGTGGGCTGCTGGCAACAGCGACTGGAACTCCACAGCCAAGTGGGCAACGGCGCTCATTGCCTGGGAACCAACATCACAAACCATTGAGACCGCACATGAATCGTCTTCGTAGACTGCCCCATAGAATGACAACGACTCAGGAGGCCATGGCCTAATGGCAACCCTCGTAACCACAGGTCGAGCCGGGCTCGCGGCTTCGGTTGCCGCACGGCAGATCTTCCTGGGAGTAGGAGCTGGCGATGCCAGCTGGGACTCCAGCGGCACACCACCAGAGAGCATCAGCTCTTCTGCACTGCTCTACCCCTTGGGCTATCGCAAGAGCGCCCAGGTGTCGTTCGTTTCACCGGCCGCCCAGGGCGCCATCGTGCTTCCGAGTGGTCGCTATGACGTGAGCGCGACCCAGACGAACTTCCTCTATTTGAGGTTCACTCTGGATTTTGCCGACATCAGCTCAAGCACCATCCGGGAAACCGGCATCTTTCTTGATACCGACATAGCCGACGGCCTGCCGGTGGGTCAGATGTTCTTCAGCCCGGCTCAGGTGGACGCCGCAGGGACGCTTTACTTGCTAGAGCACGTGGCGGCGATCATTCGCACTCCGGCTACCCGCGAAACATTCGAGTTCGTCCTGACCTTCTGAGGCTGCCATGACCCTTCAGGCTTACTACAACCGCTTTGACGCAGCCGATCGGTACGACGAGCTGCTATTCCGCGCAAGTCGCGGTCTCCAGTCCGCCGAGCTGAACGAGATTCAGTCGGTCCTAAGTGATCGGATGAAGCGCATCTCCGACGTTCTGTTTAAGGACGGCGGCGTGGTGCGTGGTGCATCCGCAACCATCAATCCGCAAACCGGTGCGGTGACGATGGATGCCGGTGCGGTCTACGTGCTGGGCGCGGTGCGTGAGGTGGCTGGTGCCGCCTTAACCATCCCCACTACCGGCAGCCTGCTGATCGGGGTGCGCGTGGTCACCACCACGATCACCGAGCTGGAAGATCCCGACCTGCGTGATCCGGCAGTTGGCACTCGCAACTTTCAGGAGGCTGGGGCAGGGCGTACCCGCCGCATCGTCACCTGGGGCTGGTCTGGTGATGGCGGCGCTGGCGAGTTCTTCTCCGTCTACGCCGTGCTCGACGGCGTGCTGGTAAGCCAGGCGATCCCGCCCGAGCTGGACGGCGTCAAGCAGCTGCTGGCCCGTTACGACTACGACGCGAACGGCAGCTACACCGTGCGTGGCCTGCGCGCCATTGCGCTGGGCAAGGACAACAGCCTGACGAACTACACCTTCAGCGTGACTGACGGTGTGGCCAACGTGATGGGCACCAAGATCGACAAGCCAACGGCAACCCCGCAGGCTTTCCCGATTAACCCCGACCTGCAGCAGATCAACAACGAGCCCAAAGCGAGTCAGTCTGCAAGCGCACAAACGCTGACCCTGAACCGCAAGCCGCTCAACGACATCCTGGACGTGGTGATCACGGCCCAGAAGACCGTGACCCTGACTCACGGATCGTTTAGCGGCGCGCTGGACCTGCTGCCCGACACCGCTGTGCTGCTGATTGTGTCGGTGACGCAAGGCGCGACCACCTTTGTCGCCGGCACCAGCTACAACCTGACCGCCGATCAGGTGGACTGGACCCCCGCTGGCCCTGAACCTGCACCTGGCAGCACCTACTCGGTGACTTACCAGTATCTCACCTCTGTTGAACCAACCAACATCAACCCGGACGCTGGCACCTTCCAGATCACTGGCGCTGTCGCCGGCAGCCTGGTGCTAATTGACTATCGCTGGAAGATGCCGCGTTACGACGTGCTGGCGCTCGACAGCAGCGGTCTGTTCAACCTGATCAAAGGCACCTCCTCGGCCTTTAACCCGATTCCCCCTGCGGTGCCGACCACACAGCTAAAGCTGTGCGAGATCTACTTGGACTGGTACACCACCAGCATCCCGGTGGTGAACAACAACGGCACCCGTGTGGTGTCTATGGCCGAGCAACAGCAGGTCAAGGACTCGATTGTGGAGCTCTACTCCCTGATCGCTGACGAGCGCCTGCTGCGTGACATTAGCTCCCGCGAACCCACCGCAAAATACGGCGTCTTTACTGACCCCCTGTTTGACAACGACCTACGCGATTCTGGCGTTGAGCAGGATGCCGTGATCGTGCGCAACGAGCTGCGGCTGGCTGTGCCCGGCTCTGTGGTGCCTGCTCCCCAGCAGAACACCACCACGCACCTGCTGCCCTATACCGAGGGCAGCGTGATCGCGCAGGATCTGCGGACCGGCTCCATGCAGATCAACCCCTACGGGAACTTCGATCCCGTGCCTGCCCGCGTGGTACTCACCCCTGCGGTTGATCTCTGGTCTGAGACCGACGATCAAACCCAGCTCGACACCAACCGCCTCACCACCTTCAGCAGCCTCGGCCTAATCCAGCGCACCACCACGAACACGGTCACCACCCTGGTGCAAAACGAGACTCGCGCAATCGAGTTTCTGCGTCAGCGCAGCGTGTCGTTCACCGTGTCTGGCTTCGACGCCAACGAGGTGCTGACTCAGCTGATTTTCGACGGTCGCAACATCACCCCCAACCCTGCGCTGGTTGCCAGCGCCCAGGGCACGTTGACCGGCACGTTCACCGTGCCCGCCAACGTGCCAATCGGCACCAAGCTGGTGCGCTTCGTGGGCAGTCAGGGCAACTTCGGCAACGCCACCTA